TCCATGGATGACTGAAAAAAATTATGGAACTTATTACCCCAAGTTTTGGGATGACAACGATAATTCAACTTGGAAATGGCAGGTAGGACATAATTTTACTTATAAACAATTGCCGTTCAATTCGATTGGCGATGATAATTTTAGTAAATATGTGTCCTTTGATAATTGGAAACCTATATCGGCAAAACAAAATTTCTATAATATGATTGAACAAATGCGTCATACAAAAAGAAAACGAGATTTTATCACCGATTATACGAAGGAACATATTGCAAATACATACGCAAAATATGAAACTCTTTATGAGGCGGCCAAGGAACTAAATGTAGCATATGAAGAATTAAAAAGTTTTATGATTGAAAATAATTTACCATATATTACACGTCAAAAATATACATGCGATCACGATTTCTTTTCCAGAGATGATGAAAAATGTTTCTATTGGGCAGGATTTATTGCAGCTGATGGGAATGTAAGTAAAAATAGACTTATGATCGAATTGGCAGTTAAAGATATTGGACATCTTGAAAAATGGAAGGCGGCAATTCAAAGCACTGCCCCAATAACAACTTATGAAAAAACTGATGATCGTCCTGAATTCAAAAGAGAATCATACACATCGTGTCGTATAAGATTTAATTCGGTAAAAATTGTTAAAGATTTGAAGCGATTTAATATTGTTCCAAATAAAAGCCTTACTTATAACATTCCTGATTGGTTAATAATTCATCCGCTATTTAATCACTTTTTAAGAGGATTGATCGATGGAGATGGACATTGTGCAGGCGAGAAGAACTCTTCTAATATGAATATTGCCGGGTCTATAGCCGCTACTGCAAAATTGGCAAAAATTTGCGAATTATATTTGGGACATTTTAGATATCATATAAGAGATGAAAAATTAGGAATAATTGGTTGTTCTAATATTAAAGATAATAGTAAGATAATTAACTTCTTATTAAAAGATGCTACTATATGGCTTGATAGAAAGCACGAAACCCAACTACAGATATTGCGAATGATTCCTAGAAAAATAAAGATCAGTAAAAAAGTGCTAGAAGCAATGATAAAAGAAACTCCTATTGTAATTGGATCGGCAGTCAAAACTTATACTGAAATTGGTAGAAAACTTGGGGTTAGTCCATCAGTAATTGTAAGAAGACTTGTTGAGTTTGATTTATACCACCCTACTGTAATAACGGATAGAGTGAGAACGGTTAATCAGTATTGTTAAATAATTTACCGTGCGAGGTAAAGTATATTAAGAATTCACTTAATATATTCTGCGAGCACGTAAATGCCTTTGATTACGTATAGCTGGATTTAAACCTGATGTCATTCCAAACACGCCGAGGCCTAACGGGTGCGGTCTAAGTGAATTCTTAATATACTTTAACTTCTCCCAGTAATTACTTAACAAAGTTGAGTATTGTGTTTGCAGCAATTCAGAAACAGTGGGAGGGTTAAAGTTAATTCCATTATCGGTTAAACTATATTCTCTACCTCTTTCCAATAAACTAATACTAGCCAAACTATACAGCGTAGCTCCCTCAACCAACACCTCACCAAACCGATCCACAAACCCTTCTTCTTCAAAAGTAAAGAAAGTAAAATACGGCACTTGGTTAAAGTCCCAAAGAGCAGTCGCAATAAAAGTAGTTAATGTGTCTACCGAAAAAATGTCGCAGTCTTGGTATACTGTGTTCCCGTAAGCATCAGTAGATTTTGCTTTGCCTGCACTATTGAGTCTTGCCTTCAATGACTTCATAAGCTTATTTATATTCTTAATAGCACATTGTGAATAATGGAAGCCGGGGTCGTCCCCAATATGGATCTGTGAATCTGAGTTAATAGCTGGTACCTGAGTGTGCAATACTACAAAACTAAAACTAGTTTGTACCAAGTATCCATTAATATAAGCAGTCCATATATCGTTAAAAATACCGTATGGCCCATCATATGGAACTGTAAAGATAAAAGAATACTTACCGAACCCAATATGTGTCACACCGACCGAGGTCGGAGAAATGGCAACCAAGCCGCTTGGTTGAACTATAGAAATTGTTGGAAAAAAGTCCGTATCAACCGGGTTACCACTGGCATCTTTAAATTGTATAGTTAGATTAACCTGATCTGTAACGTCAAGTACTTCACCTCGTTCTTTTATCAAGAATGCCATAAGTTATCTGCCCCCACGAAATGGTCTACTAAATTGAAATGGCGGATACGGTCCGTGTGGAAAGGGAGGTGTACCCGGCGGAACCTTATCTTGTGGGAACGGACCTGGTATTGGTCTAGGAGGGCAACCAGGAACACACGGATCATATTCAGGATGTTCATGAATTGGAAACGGCGGAAAATTACCTGAAGGAATTGGCGGACCATAACCGCCTAACCCGCCCGGACCGCCTGGAGTAAGCCCAAAATTACCAAATGCGGCAATGCACACTATCTGCCTATTATCATTTGCTATCAATCCATTGATTGGATCAAGGTACGCTATATCAACAAAGTAAGTACCAACAGACCCTGCTCCAGTTGGTAATTGAAACTGGAAATAATATAGACCTACATCCAGCCTCGTCATATTTTGTGGATATCCAGCAGCCAAAGTAAAGCCAGGTACAATAATTCTTGTTACAACTGGAATATAGCCGTCATCTGTTCGTTGATGATAGCCATCTGCTATTACAAAGTAAAGCGTAACGAGGGATCCTGGTGTATACGTGAAACAATCGTTCATATAGTTATATTATATTATTCAATGGTTCGAATATATGGAATTGATAAATATTGCAATATTTGATAATTTGTAACTATAAGCGGTTTAAAAGCTACACCAACCGCCCATTCTTGACTTCCAGCTCCTGTTGATGAAATAGCACTATAACTGCCAGGAGAAGTTGTAATCAAGTCCTTAAGTGCATCTTGAGAGAATGAACCAGTATCACGTAAAGTAAAACCATCTGAGCTGTTTCCAACGCCCTGGTTATTATCAAAGAAAAGTCCAACTAATAAATCACCGCTTGCAGTTGTTGTTAATGATCCGCTATTGATTGGATTAGGCCCAGACAGTGATCCGAAAGCTGCAATACCATCTAACGGACTGGCTGATGACATTATTCCGCTATACTCAACAACAAATCCGCCTCCAAATGAATCGGTGTTTGACCCAAAACTAAAAGTAACTGTACAGGCCCCACCAACAATATTATATGCGTAGTAAACCGACACAGGTTGAGAAGCCAATGTAAACGAACCAGCTAAATTATAACTATTACTTAAGGTATCAGAACAACTTACCACTGGAGCACTACCGCCTGAATGCCAATAAGCGACAATAAGATTTCCGGCAGTAACATTAGACGTAAATGTTATAGTTTCAGTGGTACTTCCGGTGCTACCGGCGCCCAAAAATTTATCTTGAACATAAGTTGGTGTTGGCATAAATATATACCTGAATATCGCTGCATTATAATATGAAAACTTATACTAAATATCCCGAATTTTGGGTAACCAATGCGTCCCCAATGAACGTGACTTTGGCAGATCTTGCCATAAATATAAGATCATTTAGTACGGTTAATTTATTAGATAAGAAACATTATAGCTTAACTTTAGACCAATTAATTAAATCAAAAAACTCAGGATCTATATTTCATAAGCGAGACAAAATACTTGTTAGACACTTACCTCCACCTGCTGTGGAAAAAGAGAGATTGCCATTTCTAAAAGATGCCGTTATGCCTTCTAAAGAAAAATCTATTTTTGTTATCAATGCAGTAGAATATGATGAACTCAAAATTACTGAAGAAAAAGAAAATCAAAATAAAACAGATGAAGAATATGCAAAAGAAGCGACAGAATTAATTGAAAATGATATACATCAACCTGTTAATTCAAGGAAGTTATAAGTGAACTACTCATCGCCTAAAGGCGAGAGCTTCTTGGATCGTCATTGATCCAACATATGACGGTTGAGCCATCATAGCCTGTCCCAGGCAAAAAACGTTTTGTGCCGCATTTTCATCTCTATCGTATATTTTTCCACAACTACAAGTTATTGTTCGATCTGAAAGCTTCAAATCAATATGTATCTTGCCGCACGAATTGCAGGTCTTGGATGTATTTCTTGGATTGACTAAAACTAAATGATTAGTCTTGTAGCCAAGAAACGAAAGAAACTGTGCTAATTTAGCATTGCGAATGCTTCTGTTTAGGTTCGTCCATTTGCCTTCTGACATTGATTTGACAGATAGGTCTTCTGCATAGATTGTATCATATGTTGAACCAAGTGTTTTTGACACCTTATGCTGATAGTCATTGATCTTTCTGACTTTTGCATCATACAATCTATTTGCTACTTTCTTGAGAAACTTATACTTTCTACTACCTTTAACTACTTGATCTTTTCTGCTTTGAACTTTAGCAATCTGCTTATCAAAGTATTTGCTATCAGTTCTATTTTTAATCTTCAAACCATCAGTAGCAACAACTAAATGTTTCAAACCAATATCAATTCCAATACTACCAGATACTTTAGTTGCTTCTATATGATCGGTTGTGATATTGAGATAGAACTTATTATTCTTATTTGAAACTCTAACTTGTTTGATTTGACCTTTCAAATCTCGATGTTGGACAAACGACATTTGTCCATATACTTTGGTCTGAAAGATACCATTTTCAATCTTGAAACCAGATTGAGGATAACAGATACCGAAAAAGTTTTGGCAACTGCGAAACTTTGGAAAACCAGAAGTTTCTTTGGCTTTTACTCTTCTAAAGAATGACTGATAACTACGATCTAATCGAAGTGGAACTTGCTGCAAAACTTGGCTGTGCATCTCATCTAAAACGGTATCACTAGCTTTCAAAGAAATAAGTTCGGCTTGTTGTTCTTTTCTACCTATCTTGATACCATTTTTATAGTTTTCAATTCGTTGATTTAGAAAATAATTATATAGACTGTTAAGCTTATTAGCGTGTTGCCATAATTTAACTTGCTGCTCTTTAGTTGGATATAAGCGATATTGAAAAGTGATCATTCTTGTTCTGCTCTTTGATTTTCCGTATTATATATCGAACTATTAATAGATGCGATCAACTTTCGGTATCGCATTCATCCACCTGCCTAAAGGCAGGGGATTTCTGCGGAATGTAGGTTAATTTTTAAGCACCGTTACATTAATTGCTTTTGGGTCGCCATGATTATTTGTACCAATTTGGAAACTGACCTTTTGTAATTTGAAAAGCGTCTTAAAACCATCGCAACAAACATCAGAAAAATGCACGAACATATCTTTTTGCTTAATTCCATCTTTTTCCCACCGCAAAAATCCTATTCCACGGGCGGGACTAAACCAAATTACTTCCGCATAATACACAGTCTTATCTTCACTCATATTTATTTCCTTTATTTATCTTTGTAAACTAATTCACCATCAATATACAGCTCACCTTTGTGAGAGTCTAATCCTTGAATTACCATTGCATTGCTATTTTTCAATGAAGCGAAACATTCTCCTAATAATTTATATACGGAGATACCGCCTAATTTACTGATATCCTTAATTTTATCAGGATTATCAGTAGTACGTAAAAGCTTATCAAATTTTACAAAGAGCAACAACATATCCTGTTCTCTTCCAGCCCAACGAGCTACGGTTAAAAACTTTTTACGAGTAGTCACTTCATCAGTTACTTTATTGGAAATGTCATTAGGATTTGTTGAATCAAATAATAGTTCTTTCATATTGTCTTTCTCCTACTTCAATCTATATATCAATTAAACGACTGCCCATCCCGCTGCAGTAAAACAAATCATTATGGCTTCATAATTTTGTGCCATTACATATGGCGTTGTTCCATCAATATTATTTCCATTACCAGCAATAGATATATTGTGTGTCGCTGCTACGCCCGTAGTATCCTTTACCTCGTAAATGTCTCCTATAGTCGGAGTAGCAGGCAATGTAACGGTAATGGCACCTGTAATAGCGCCCACTGCAATTATTTCATCTGTTACTAATACTTGATAGCTTATAGTGGTTGGCGTAACATTAACTCTGCGACCAATACTTGTAATGAACTTGGACGCATTCATAGAGACCAAAGTCGTATTGTTAACAGACAAATCAATGGTTCCGCTTGTTGGAACATTCACAACGGTGGTGGTGGAATTGGCATCCAAAGTATAATTAGTAGCAGATGGCGTAATGCCAGGTTGTAACCAAATAGCGGTGTTGGAAGAACCAGATCCAACAAGAGGTCCTATTCTAGCTACAAAAGTTCCACCGCGATTGATTACCAAGCCTGCTTCTATACCGGTACCAATAGGGGCTTGTAAATTAATTATTAAATTGCCAGAACCCTGATTGGTAGCCTGAGTGGATTGCTGTGGAGCGATTGTTATATTTTGGCCTTGAGTTGCCGAAGGTGTAGCTAATTGAGAGAGCCCAGGTGAAGTGGTTGCCGCAACCCATGTAATAACATTACCCGTAGAAGCGGTTCCAACGCTAACAACTCCGGTATTTCCCGTAATAGAAATTACGTTATTAGATGCCGTAATACCAGTTACATCACCGACTAAACCTTGGTAACCTTGATTAACGGCTGGCAATATACCAGTAGTAACGTTAGCAATTGACACAACAGTAGGACTAGGATAAGTTCCGCTCAAATCTCCAGAGGCCGGACCATTAGGAGGTCCGCTGCCACCGCCGACAAATGGAATTGGAATTATTTGACTCATACTTTACTCTTTAATTCACGTATCATCACTATATGCTTGATTAACGCCTGATAAAGTTCGTAAAATTTTATTTTTCATATCATCATTTTTATTGCACAAGATAATAATCAAATCCATAATCTACTCTTCAAAATCAATAGATACTTCAGCGTGTTGCCCACGCCCGAACTGAAATCGTGGTTGCGACACTTCCCGATGCAAGTTGAAACCAAATTTTACACATAACACGATCATCAAAAACAAATCCTTGAATAAGTGCTGGATTAATTTCACCATCAATACTATTACCATTAGTAGAGTATTGAATAGTATTAGCAGCAGTAGTTCCAGTATTAAGAATAATTATGCCCTGTGTAGGAAAAGTAATAACAACATCGCAATCCACGTTGAATGTGGTTGCCGTAACAACAAATTTATTGTAATAATTAAAGTTACGGCCATAATTTATAGTGGCTTTTGGGTCGCTAGAACGATCATATGGGAAACTCATACATACTCCTGTTTCTATGCGAAAGTATTCATATTATATATTTAAGTTGAGCATCTTTATACCCTTTATTAATCATCTCTCTAATTTTTATTGGGTCAAAATCTAAAACATTATCTATTAAATTGTAATGTGGTTTTATAATACGAAGCTTAATTAGCTTTCTATCATCTAATCCAGCTTCGGCTAATTTGTTATGCATTTGAGCAATCTCAATGTCATTGGATAAAATTTTATCTGTAGCAACATCAAATGCACGCCTAACAATATCGATGATATTAGGATCTTTCATGAACTTTTTATCTCTAACATCTGGCGAAGTTGTAATAACATCTATCTCTGTCGCTCCCATTTCTATGGCAACTTTGATGGGCGATAGAATTTTCATTCCTCCATCTATATATAGATCGTTGTCTATTTTCACTGGGCAAAATGCGGCTGGAAAAGCAGAACTTGCTAATATAGCATCAATAAAATTATCACTATCTTGATTAAAAATTGTATATTTACCAGTGTGTAAATTGAGCGCCCCAACTGCTACTTTTTTACCAGAAGCTCTAATTTTTTCCAGACTAATATTTTCTTTGATTAAATAGTGTAACGGAGAACTATCATAAAAAGACTTGCGCCAAGCTGCCGCCATTCTTCCCCAAACTGGCCATGGTTTATATATTTTTGAAGAGTCTAATTTGAGCCACATATCAGTTAGCTCAGATGCTGCTAATTTTTCTTGACCTATCGGGAATTGCGCGAGGAAGGAACTATTTATTGCTCCGACACTAGTTCCACATAATATGGAATAATCGTTTTGCAAATTGCCAAGTAAATAATTGATTACTCCGCTTGCCCAAGCACCTTTGCTAGATCCACCTGATTGGACAATCGCACGCATTATGTGACCGGTTTGTTTTCCAATAACTTGAATATAAGTTCATCCAACTTAAAATTAAGACGTTTATACGACTCAAGAAGTTTTTTCCGCTCATCTTTGGTTTCAATTTTTACCGTTTCCAATAGGCAATCTTCATCTTTCATTGTCATTATTGTTCCTTGTCCTGGTAATTTCTAAAATAGTATCAAGTTTTTTATCCATTTTGTCGGACTCCTTATTAAGATTTATAACATTGGCTTTCAGCGTAGATATATCCGTAGCGTCTTGCAATTTATGTTCTAGTAAATCTTTTGACAGTTGTTCTATAATATCAACCGTTTCTTTTTGTGTATTACTTAATCTAGTATTTTGATTTATTTTGCTAGATCTAATCCAGTTCGCAACCATACCTATTACAGTTATAGCTCCGAAAGTTATTTCATATACCGACCTTGTAGTTTCATTATCCATATTTTCCGTTCAACTTAATAATATGGCAAAAATTGCACATTGCCATTTATCATGAATTATCCTCAATCCACTCCACAGTAATACACATAAGTGGTGCTGATGCGCCTATTGTTGCGACTAACAAACTGAGCCATTGTGATGTACCACGAAGTATAAATTGTTGGCCTCCATCATCGCCAAAATAAAAATCAAGGTTGCCAACCGAATTGTAAGTAAGGGCAGCCGTCATATATTGAATCCACCCTGACGCTATGTTAGCTACAACAGTTGATGCTGTAGGCACAGTAGTATATGTGTCCATTACCGCTGACGCAGCGGCATTCCCAGTATCCATTAGAACTGCAGTATGGCCAACGGCCGTACCGCCTGTTAATGATGATAAACGCTGTACAGTTACCAGAGAAGGTGCTGCAAGACCGGTTGTTGATGTTACTTGTATATTAATGTGAGTAACTCTTACAGTTTTAGTAGAAGAACCAATGAGTGTCATAATTGGAAAAGATGATGCAGCTACTGGAGTAATACCAACTGCAGTTGCACGAAACGTGGCGCGCCTGCTATCCTTATTAACCCATAATGCGCCAGTAGTATCAGACTGACTGGCAACAGATTGTCCAGCCGTTAATGCTGGCACCGTCGTTTGATAAACATTTAAATGTGCAATTCCATTTGCTGGTGCTGTGGCCGCGGTGATGACGGCATCCATAATTGCGCCAGCGTTTCCAAAAATATCTGTTTTTAATTTGCCAGAAGTATCTGTTGACAACGTTCTAATGTCAGTACCATCAGAGCCACCAATTTGTTGTGTGACTGGCGGTACAGCAGAACCAGTAGCTGCCTGACTAAGCAAAGAAACGTTAGTAGTAATATCGGAGGCTCTAACAGTAATATTAGCAGTTCCAGAGGTATATGCAGACACCCTGATACGAGTCATGCCTGCCCCGCCTACTCCTACAATGGATTCGGCGTTTGCCGTATTAGCAGATCCAAAAACTATACTGCTAACAATGACACCAGTTCCTGGATTATGAAAAAACGTTGAATTCCAAGTTGTACCACCGTCAAAAGAAACTTCAGGAATAATAGTTCCAATCAACGTACCAGCTATAAGTTGCATGCCTACGGCAGTTAATCCTGGATGAGTAACAGATACGGTGGCATTTAGAGCACCTAGCGCGCCAGTACTAGTAACATCTGCAGAGGCTTGCCCTATTAGCAAATTACCAGAAGCATTTGTAAGCAAAGTCCTAGCATCTGTACCGTCAGAACCTGCAATTAAAACTGGATTGCCAGCAACAGCCGCACCGGCAGCTGCCGCTCCAATCACCATTAGTCTTCCTGATGTATCAGTTGTAATGGCTCTAGCATCAGTTCCGTCAGATCCGGCTATTACAGCAACGGCTGGCGGTAAAACAAGTCCGGCTTGAGTAGCAAATAGAACGGAAGGATCGGTTCTAGTAGTAGCGCGAACAGTAACGTTGGCAGTACCAGAGGTATAAGCCGAAACTCTAACTCGCGATAAACCAGATCCTCCAACACCAACAATAGTTGCCGCAGTTGCAGTGTTAGCTGATGCAAATACAATTGTAGATACTTTTCCAGAAGTCGGTGTATCAAAATAAGTAGAATTCCAAGTAGTGCCACCATCAAAAGAAACTTCAGGTAAAATAGTTCCAATTAATGTTCCTGCTGCTAATTGAAATCCAGCTGTATTTAACCCTGCCGTCACCACTTGTACAGCAGCATTAAGAGCCCCTAATGTTCCTGTTGTTGTAACATCTCCTGATAAAGATGATACTATATTATTTGGAGATACGGCAACTACCAATGCTGGATCTGTAGCGACTGCCGCGGTTGAGGCAGCTTTAACAGCAACAGGTCCGTGAGTGCCGTCTGTTATCAAAGTAAATTGTTGATTTTCTATTGGCGCAGAAGTATAGTTAGCAGCTATACCAACATTAACAGTACCAGTGCCAGAAATCACAGTAGATAGTCTAACTCTAAATTGAATGAAAGCACTAATATTCATCTGGAAAGCAATGTTAGTGCTAGCTACTAATGTATATGTAGAGGTTGGGATTGAAGAATAACTTGAGATAACGCCAATAGGATACCAGTTAGTTCCAGCAACCGTATCTGACACTTCGAAAGTAAGAACACCTCCTGTAATGGTCGTTCCCTGATTAAGAGTAACGGCAATTGTTCCATAACCGGTTACTGTCAATGCCGCGGTAGCATTAACCGAAGTTGCAGACGTCCAGGCCGCAGTTGTTTCTGCTGTTTGAGCACCTAAAACAATGGCATGTCCAGAGGCATCTGTTGATATGGTCCTAGCGTCTGTTCCGTCGGATCCTGCAATTAAAACTGGATTCCCTGCTACAGCAGATCCTGATGCTGCATCACCTACTACCGTAACAGTCCCTGACAAAGAAACAGGCTGGGTAACGGCAGATCCATCTATTCTTATTGCACCAGCGGTCGTTAGAGATAATGCATTAAGAGTACCAGTCGTATATGTTGGAGAAGACGTGGTTACTGATCCGCCTACTTGTCCAACTATTGGTGGCAACGCTGCTCCAGCGGCACCGCTATTTAGCAGAGATGGATCTGAAATGTCTGAAGCTCTAACAGTAATATTAGCAGTTCCAGAGGTATATGCAGAAACTCTTACACGAGTTTGCCCTGCCCCGCCAACACCTGCAATAGTGGCGGCAGTAGCCGTGTTAGAAGAACCAAAAACGAAACTGGTAACAATATTTCCTGTATTTGGGATATCAAAAAAAGTGGCATTCCATGTGGTTCCACCATCAAAAGAAACCTCTGGAATGATTGTCCCAATCAACGTGCCGGCAGCAAGCTGAAAACCAACCGATCCAAGTCCAGGATGTGTAACCGATACAGTCGCATTTAATGCTCCAAGTGCACCTGTATTTGTAATATCTGCGGCAGATAATGATAAAGCATTATTGGGCGATATGGCAACAACTAGAGCAGGATCGGTTGCAACTGCTGCCGTACTTGCAGGCTTTACTGCTACGGGCCCATTTGTGGCATCAGTGATTTTAGTTGTCCATGCATCGGCAAGAGCTACCCCTGTGACAGCAGCCTGGGCCACTAATAAGTTACCAGATGTATTGGTAGAAAGATTTCTAGCATCTGTACCGTCAGAACCTGCAACTAACACTGGATTACCCGCTAAAGCCGACCCTGAAGCGGCATCACCAACAACAGTAACAGTGTTATTTGGAGATATGGAAACAACTAATGAAGGATCTGTTGCAACAGCAGCAGTAGAAGCCGCTTTAACAGCAACAGGTCCGTGAGTGCCGTCGGTAAGTTCAGTTGTCCAAGCATTGGCGAGTGAATTTGCTGTACCTTGATTGGCTGTAACCGTTCCAGAAACGGGAACAACGGTGCCGCCAGAAATGCCTTGTATTGTCAGTACGCCCCCTGTAGGCGTGCCTGCCGTGCCTGCTCCAGCAACAATTGTTCTACCAGAGCCATCCATTAAAATATAATGTGCATTAGTACCGTCTGAGCCGGCAAATAATAATGCAGAAGTGGCGGTAGGAATAGCCAGCCCATTAGAAACAGACATCTCTTGTCCGCTTACATCATAAATTATAACATTAGGCGATTCACCAGACATCAGTTTTCAGTTCCTTTTGCTATCTTAATATATCAGGTTAAATCAAGATGTTAGGTTATGCGGTAAGTTCTGTACAAAGTACAGATCCGGTAGCTGATGATGGAGAAAATTCGCTAATAGCTCCGGTAAACGTTACTGGTAATTCCCAATATGATGCAGTTAATAGCACGATAGAGAAATTACTTATACTGGCAGTACCAGATCCTAATAATACATAAATATTTTTATTAGTATTATTATATAATGCAGCAAAAAGTCTAGCAGGATTAGAGGCTAATAGAGATGTCGCAGCGCTTGCAGTAACGGCCACTGAAGTAACGTTTGCAGTAGAGGCTTTATTGGCAACGGCACTAACACGTAAATTGCCTGTTGTATCTAAAGATAAGGCACTTAATTGTCCAGTAGTATAAGTTGGGGCGGATGTTGTTACAGCGCCTGCAACGAAAGTAGCATCGGAGGTTGGTGTAGTTGCATTGATTGGATATACACCGTCAATACGCAATAACCCAGCTGTCGTCAAAGATAGTGGATCCATCTGACCGGTAGTATATGTAGGCGCAGAAGTAGTAACCGAAGCACCAGCATAAGTTGCATCAGCAGGTGGACTTGCAGCAGTTGCGCTTACAGATAAGTTGCTTGTTGCTACCGTATTGTTTGGACTAATAGCAACTACTAATGCTGGATCGGTTGCAACAGCCGCGGTAGATGCAGCTTTAACGGCAGCGGGACCATTGGTACCATCTGAAATTCTCGTATACCAAGATTGTGCAAGTGTGCCGGCAAGACTTTGTGATACCAAAGAACGTAAGTTTCCAGAAGTATCTAAAGATAAGGCGCTTAATTGTCCAGTAGTATAACCTGGTGCCGCAGTTGTTACTGCACCACCGATAAATACAACATCGGATGTAGGGGTAGTTGCATTGATTGGATATACACCGTCAATACGAAGAAGTCCTGCTGTCGTCAAAGATAGTGGATCCATCTGACCGGTAGTATATGTTGGTGCAGATGTTGTTACAGATGCACCCATATATGTGGCGGACGTTGGAGGTGTTGCGGCCACTGTAGAAACAGATGGGTTGGTTGCTGTAATAGATCCTGTAATTGGAACTGGAGTGCCGCTCGCATTACCTTGAATTGTTAAAATTCCGCCTGAAGGAGTACCAGCCGTACCAACACCAACTACGTTTTGATTAAGTGGAGTGGTCTTCGTAACAACAGTAGTATAAATAGACGCGCTGAATGTTCCTGTAACCGTCCAAGATACCTTCATCATTGGACTGGTACAATTGGTTAAAACGGCGGTAAAAACAGCCGGAGCATTACCATTTGTAATGGTGCTCGTACCTGCCGAGTTACCAAAGACAGTAGTTCCATTACCAGGATCAACTTCTTGAATGGTATATGCGATAGAACCTGATCCGGTTACAGTTCCTACGTTAACTATAATGGCAACTTCTTGTGTGCCGAACCAATTTGCTGTTACTAAGGTAGAACCGGTAGTTGTAACCGTGGCATTAGATTGAACAACGAAATCGTTGCTCATCTGTACCATGCCTAAAGCACCTTGAGAGGCTGATGGAACATACAGTGCGTTACCGCTTGGATTTTGTCCTGATATTAGTAAAGTATTAGTGCCTGTTGGTATGGATGAACCACTGGCGACATCTAATTCTGTTCCACTGCTATTATATAGTACGGTTGATGGGGATTGTCCACTCATGGTTTTCTCACATTAAAGAAGTTAACTTTCACTTGCTTTGGGGCACTTATTATAGCCCTATACTAAATATGTGCCGTTAGTAATAGTTTATTTATATAATTATTGTGAAAGCTCATCGACAAACATATTACCACTAACAGCCGTAGTCCAAAATCCACTTACAACGTTTGTATAGCCAAATGGTATTTCAAAATATGATTGTGGAAACAACTTTATAGTATAGCTTGATGTTGTAGCCACAGATCCCAATTTAACGTACACCAAAGAGCTGGAGTCATTAAATAATGTAGCGCCCAATCTCAATGAATTATTAGCCAATAACACAACGTTAGATGTAGACACAGCCACGCTTGTAATAATGCTCGTTGACGGACGAACCGTACTAGTGGTAATTGGATTATTAGGGGATATGGCAACGACTAATGCTGGATCAGAAGCTACAGCAGCAGTAGATGGAGGGGTAACATAAGCTGGCCCATGATATCCGTCCGTAATCTCCATAGGCCATGCATTGAAAATATTATTTGGGAGACCTTGGTTTACGGTTCCAATATCAATAGTTCCAATTTCAACATTTATTGTTTGATCGGAAGCAAATACGACAGGAACTGAGTCAGAAGAAGTTTTTTGACCCAATGTAATTGGTAATCCATTATCATCTTCTAACTGAGACTTAACAATAAGTTTTCCGGTTGCATCTTGAACTATTGGACGGCTTATTAGTGCTGGCAAAAATGTTGCTAATAAACCTAAATAATTAACACTGGAAGTTGTTGTTGCAGTTCCAGTTATAGATCCTGCTGATGTTTGTATTTCGCTTTCCACACATACACCAGCCGCAGAAAAATCAGATGACCAACCTGCTCCACTATGTATAACTGGACTGGTAGATGCGACGAAAGCACTTATACAAAATTCACTATCATGATTAGTTATAATAGGCCCGACAGAAAGTGCATTCCCAGTGCCATTGCCAATAATTACTTTGTCAAGAATTGGAGCGCCAACAAGAAGCCCTGATATTTCGTATAATTGAATAGAGCCGGTTACACTTTGACTAAAATTAGTGGCCGTAACAGTACACGGTCCGCCTATGCTATTGGTAGTCCATAAATCAATTTGTCCAACGCCTGGCGTAATAAAAGAAGCTGATTGAATATATATATTGGCTTGACTATCAGAAAATGTATATGTAGATCCAGACGATCCGTCGCTTTGAAGAACTAACGCGATAATAGAATTATTAATTGTAGTTGGTAGTGTAAATGAATGAGAAAATGAAGTTCCTATAGACGGGCCGGTATTATTACTTTGGACGATCTCTGGAACGATAATAGCCGGAGAAACTACCGTGTCAATAGAAGCCTTAAGAAACCCTCCTGTAGTTGCCTGAAGATTGGTAAAATTATTAGTCTGAGCGGCTCCACCTTGTTTTTGAGCAGCTAAAACAGAACGAACGGTTTCGACAGATGCAAAAGTAGGAACATCAGATGTTAAAGAATGCGTTTGTGTATATTTGCTAGATGATGAATATAATGTACTAAGTTGAAAATAAGATTGATCTATTATTCCGTTTGTATATGTGACTTTAAAATATCGAGCCCTAGGCGCCAAAGAATATGAGGCTGCTACGTTTGGTGAAATCGTAAACGCCTCATTGTAACTGAAAGTTATATTATCTTGAGACCATGAAAATAATAATCCGTTAATGGCACTTACTTGATCTGACAAAATAGATACAAGTATTGATGAGCTTCCACTTATATCTTCGCCTTGACCCTGAAAAGTGTCATTGGCTGCAAGAGGTGTTGTAGTTGAATTAAATGTGGAAGGCATTTATTATATCCTTAAAAATCATAGGTAAAAACAAGACCAATCTGTTTCAGAACCTGTCGCTGCTATATATGTAGTGTTTGACGAACTTACTCCTAACGAAATGCCAACGGAAAAATTATTTCCCCATGGAGCAAAATCTATTATGATGGCGCCCGTATTTGCTGCGATTAAATATGATGCTAACGGAGTGCCAGACGGACCGGTAGTATTATTAAAAAGTTGCAAATATCTTAAAGTGCCATTTCTATTTGTTATCCAAACGCGATAAAGACTACCGGTAGAATTTTTGATTACACCGGGAAGAGTACCAACCCCGCCTATAAATAATGGAGATGCTTCGGCTTCTGCAATAGGCTTCGTTATAGATTCAACTTGAAGACGGTAAACATCATTAATATCTTGAGATACACCTATAGCATCGCCCGATTCATTAAATAATATGACCGCAGGACTATCGGCGCTCAAAATATACTCCTTAATCTTGAACTTTCAAAAGCCCCAACATATGTTATAACATCTATAACTGTATGTATTATGGTTACTCCGTCCACGTCATACATATTGTGTTGTATAAATACAGGAAATTGATTAGAGTTATATGTTATTAACTTTTCTACTAATTTCTGAGACATATCTTCTTGAAGATACCACGTAATAGAGGTTGGAAATGGGCTTGCGGTCGGCAGTGTTACTCTATATGCCCCTGAGGCAAAGCCATCCCCGGGCCCTTGAGAATCTATGAAATGGATTAACTGTCTTAAAGTTTCATGAGTTTCTGGTGTAATGCCACCGGTACCATTAACAGTTAATCCATTTACTATTCCTGCGCCTTGCAAAAAGGCAAGTTGGGCCGCGTTAAATTGCAACAAATCAATATCACTACAAAGTACAACGATATCATTACTTCTAATCTTATGGCGTAATTCTCCTTTTAAAAGAGAGGCTCGAATACTGGATTCTGAAATTCCTCTTATCTGCAATAGATCTCTAGTACAAAGATAGTTAATAGGATAGTTAAATATATTTATAGTCTTGATCTGCGGAGCAGTGTTCAAAACTATAAAACATCCATTAACATTGGTGCCTGGCGCAAACACATCCACAATTTCACCCAACCTTTATTATAAATTCATTTGGCATTTTATCATATTTACTTCGATTACAAAAAGCACAAACAGGTCGTATATTTTCCAAGGTATGTGGTACACCTTTACTAATTACAATGCTCATAATTTAGCCTCCTGACGTTACGACTAAATCGTCTTCTATTTTGTCCCCAGTTTTATCAACTAATTTGTCTGTAATTTGATCTTTGATATTTATGGTAACCGTGCGCTCAACATTTGGATTTTCCTTAGTGGCCTTAATATCAAATAATTTACTAGTTAATCTATCATCTTGTTGGACAGGCTTATAGTTGCTCATTATTTGAGCCATTGTAGAAAGCATTTTTTCCATCATTTCATTATAACTATATTTGGAAACATCAGATGGCTTAATTTCTTCTTCTGATCTAACATTAAAAATGCCTTGACTTACTAATAGTTCATCTTTACTTAATATAGTTTTGCGCAAATCTTCATCGGCCAAACTTATCATATTATCTGGCGTTAGTCTATATCTAACAAAAACAAGTTGTTCCAAATAATCCAAATTACCAACTGATGGCTGATTATCACTAAAATCACCATCGCCCTGTGCAATTCTCAATCCTTTATTAACTGCAGATCCTAGAATTCTTGTATAGCTATCCTGCCATTCGGGCTCACGGCCATATTCTTTTTTAAGCTGATCTAATATCTTGGCGAGCCTAGTAAAAGATGTAATTTTAAGGGCAATGGCATCAGAAACAAATTTTTCACTTCTATGATAATTTTGCAATCCTCTTCTAGGGATGTAATCTGTCTCTTGATCAATACGACGAGTATCAAAAGCTAATTTATTAAAACCTTTGTCAGCTGATATAGATGATAGAGCGATTTTTCTTAAAAGCCTGGACCGCTTCCTATAAGGAACATTCTCTGTGCCTTTAGAAATTAAATTATATAGATCAAAAACCTCTAATAGATGCATTTTCCTCTATCTTTTTTAGTAGAACTCTGCTACTATGACATTTTATGCATCAGGAGCTAATTCTATTAGTATTAGCTTGTAAATTAAGTTTTTTATATAGTTTATTATGGGTATCACGCAAGAAGTCTTGTTGTTTGTCTGAAAGTTTAGCCAATGATTTTGGATTGCGAAACTTTTCGTAGATATTATGCAAAAATTCTTTATATGGCTTGAATTCATTTGGGATAATTTGCAACTCAAATCTAACGCCATCAATATCTAAATCGACATGTATAATGCCATGATACTCTAATCTATGTTCTTTAGATCTAACTGTATTTTTATCTACGCTTTTAATTTGATGTCCAAACAATTTTTGTATAATGTTCATAGCATCTTTATGTTGAAACTGATCTGAAAAGAATAATCTACCTCTAACTAAATCAGATAATTCTAATGGATTTTTAACATGATCAAGTTCCATTTTACGCTTAACACTAGCATACGGCTTAACATTAGTTTCTAATTCAAACTCTGAAGGCGGCAAATCAGACAATTGGTCCTGCACATGCTTCAAAGCTTTATTTAGCTTTGGCACAGATTGCATATAATTTTTACGAAGTTGCTTGGTATCCATATTACACTTTGTAATTTACAAATTGAATAAGCGATCTCTCTTGCTCTTGTTGTGGGGTGCGTTCTGGCAAAGAATTAAGTCCGTTTAATCTGCGAATATAAAAGCTTTTGCTCGCCTCCCATTTATTTTGATCATCTTCATTTACAGGTTGATTATTTTTAAGTGTCTTATATAGGCGCTGCAAAAAACTGACAGGATTTTCGGTAGCAGAAGTTTGTGAATCTGAATTAACTTTGGGTTTATTAATTAACATATTAACTATAGTTACTAAGTAATTAGCTACTTGCACCTTTTTGGTTTCATTGGGTATTTTTGTACGAATGATGTTTGCCGCCTGAGTAGCTGCATTTAACATAGCCGTTGTATTAGGCACAGTTAAACTATTTAGAATATCCAATAAGGCATGACTCGCAGCAGTTACTTGTGGGTCTGCTTCATTGCGATCCAAAGCAGTTAGATCGGTTAGAACGACACCTGCGACTTGCCTAAAGCTAAACTGTGCGCCAGAAGGCGGAGTATTAACCAATTGATTTCGCAACCCAGAGTCATAGGCGGTGTCTTGTGCCTTGCTTTCGAATTGTGTTGCCAGCGCTAGTATTTGCTTTATATTCATGAAAAGATACTAAAATATAACCATTGATTAAACTAACTTTTTAATAGAATTAAAATCATTCTCCCAAATAGCTATTAAATTATATTTAGTTTTAATTAAAATCTCTTTATCCATTGTTTTTTGATACAACTCGCCAAAACTTTTATGACAAGTATAATTTTCATCCTTCATATCATAAATTGTTGGATTACCATGATAATAATCTCCATAAAATTCATAAACAGTATTGGTAATTGGATCAAATCCATCTACCCTAATCCACTTGTCTCCAAATAATAGTTTCTTTTGTTTTTCCAATTTGATATTCAAACTATTAAGCCATTGCAATTCTGGTATAGATATCTTATGACAACAATTAGGACATCTATTTCCTCCAATCTTACTTGGACTTCCCGTTCTGGAATTAATGGAGGCTTCCCAACTATGATTTTTATTACATTTCCACCATACTTTATTTCTTGATCCACACCCAGCGGTATATTGTTCTGGGCGAGTGGCATTTTTATCATAATCCCATTCTTTACATAATTCAGGATGTGTTATGGTTAAATTATTTTTACTATTTACTTGTTTTCCCGAACAATATGGACAGCCACAACTACCATCTATATGTGCGTTAACTATACTACATATACTTGCGGTAAAATATTCTAAGCAATCATTGCACTTAACTTCTACTTTTTTAGAACTAAACGGTGTAATTTCATTTGCCACTTGTGAATCACGTAATCTTTTAGCGACATCTGGATATAATGTACCAAGACTATTAGTATTATTAGTTTTTTTGCCATCACAAAATGGACAATCAGATCCGTCACTTGTTCTTTTATTAATTTTTGCTTTAAATTGTGAAAAACATTTACTGCAATTCCAATATACACGCTCTTCCGATCCATAATTTGTTTTAAACGGATCAACAACATTTAATGTAAAATCCCATTCTTTTTCTAATCGTGGGCTATGTTCAAATACATTAGTTTTTAGCTTAGATTGTCTTGGTAAAAATTTCATATGCTTACAATTATCAAACTTCCTATCTTTTGTATTAAAGACCCTTACCCAATTTTTGACAGAATTAAAATATTGCTCCCCACATTTAGAACAATTTAACCAATACTTGATATTTGATCCCGCTGTTATAAAATCTATTTTTGGATTTCTATCACGATCAAATTCTTCTTTTAATTTAGGGTATAAATCAAACGCATTATCTTTCATTTTATGTTCCTAAATATATAAATTGGCTCAAATTTTTCAATTCCGGATTTTTTAGTTAGATGATTTCTGATCGTACGAAGATGTACGATCTCAATAGGTTCGCCAAACTGTTCTTTTGCCATATCTGTCATCTTTGTATATTTAGCCAAAATATTAAGCCCGAATATCTTTTCAGGCTTTAACATATATTTTATATTGTTCAATGTCTGTTTCCAATATACGTTATAGAAATAATCCTCCCCGTTATTATATGCTTGCGTCTTATCAGAACAGTAATACTCTTGTGAATAATACGGAGGACTGCTAAAACTAAAATCAATGCTATTTTCTGCCAATTTTACATGTTCAGAACCAGAAGTAATTAGCTGAATATCTTTTAACGATAATTCTTGTTTCATAATTCTTAATTCATCTATTGTTAATGGATCTGTTCCGATATATTTGCGATTGCAACTCGCGGCAGCTAACATTCTTCCGCCCCAACCGGCACTATAATCATATACGGAATCACCTTCATTACTATATTTCATATATAAATATTTTGCTATATTAGGCTTGAACATCGAGATACTTGGAACTAATCTAGACGATCTCATTCCCTGAATTAACATTCTAAAAGAGATATTAAATGTTTCATCATTATCTTCTTTATCCCACCAATCGAAGCCAAGTCTATTTTTAATAAGAAAGCGTAATTTATCATCATTATTAAAAACTTCCTTCATAGTTGGCTTACCTTCTTCTGTAGCATCATAGAACTTATGGCAATAAAACTTACAAATATCAGTAGCTAATGAACTGTTATTGAATAACTCACTGCTAGTTAAGTCAGGCTGGAATTCAACCAATTTTTTCCAGCTCTTAAATACTCTCGTAGGATCATCTGGATACAACCAACCCTGATTTCTAAAAAGTTTAAACAGCGGTTCTACCAGAGCCATTCTCTCATCAAAATCCAATGTCTTAACATATTTAATTGTTATTGGCTGATTATTTATAGAAACTATCTTGTCGAATAGATAACTATCATCGTGTTTTATTTTAGTGATTGTTCTCTGGTGTATTTGATGTTGTTTAGCTATATCCATTATATTAGCTCCATTCTTTATTTCATTCATAATGTTTTGTTTTTCTATTTCTGAAACCTTATATTCTTTGCGACTAAAAGTTCTGTTATTTTGTTGCTCTATTAAATCAAGATATTTCTGATATTTTCTATCTAATCTGATAGATTTGTCGGCATTTTTATATAACCATTCCGCTAATTTAAGCACCTTTATATTACCATTGCTCTCTAATTCATAAGTGTTATTATTTGTTTTGGAAATATACCTTAAATTAATTATAAGTTTAAGTTGATCTAAAACTATTTGTTGAATTGATTCGCCACATTCTTTTGTTGTAGCCAAAGACCATTTCCACTCACCATTTTCTCTTCTACATAAAGAGCCATCTCCATCAAACATCCCTCTAATGAAAGAAACGGTTAACTCGGGTAGAAGCCATTCTGGATATTTTATTATAAAACTTTTAGCTTGTGGACACCCATTTTTATTAAGAGTTTCACATAAATGTTTGCTATACATTTTTAATGTATAATACTCATAATCTTCTTTAGTTTTTGTATATGTTATTTTGGTTATAGGTAATTCAATAAAAATTGCTAATTTTTGCAAATGAGTTAAATCACTAATTTGTAAAGATAATGATACCGTATTATTTGTATTACTATTATAAGCATCAGCATACAAAAATCCTAACCAATATGCCTTTTCTGGAGAATCAATTATATCAAAAATGTTTTGATTGAATTCTGTGAATCTGTGTGACGATGCCCTATTTCTTAAAATATTATTTTCATTTGCCCATTTTTGTATTCTGCGTTTATCTATGGAATATTTTATTCCTAGAGATTTTGCCGAAACGCCTTGGTCATATAAATCACAAATATAAATAATTTTATCATTAGAAAAATTTTCTTTAACAATTTTCCATTCATTTTGTAAAATTATTTGTTTGATTTCTTTTGTTGGCGCTTGCAATATGCCGGCGATTCTTTTAATTGCAAATCCGTCCTCGACCATCTGTTTAATTTTTTCGATGTCCATGTTTTGTCCCTCACAAACAATATAACACAGCACTCCTAACCTGCTACGGTTCATAAAATATAAAAAAAGAAAGGCCACAATAAAGTGGCCTTTCTTATTCAACGATTAAACTTCTATTTTAGAAATTAAGCCCCGATGATTACTGATTTACGACCTGCTGCTGTTCCTCTTGGATTAACAATTGCAATGCCGATAATTTCAGAAATTACCCATCCTAATTTTAATTGTTTTGGCTCGTCCGCTGGCAATACCTCGATGTCTTGACGTATTGGCATTACTCCAACAAACTCAGGGTCGGCTACACCGTAGATCGTTCCAGGTGGCACTATCTTACTTACCATAATATCAGTTCCCCAGATATGAGCATACAATCCGGTTTGTAGAACTTCACGCATAGTAACGGGATCGAAATCTCCGCCGCCTACGCCTTGTCCACCGCCTGAACCCCACTTTAGAATATCAGTAAACTCATTGATGTTCATAAAGTACTTGGTTGTTACTAAGTCCCAACGATCAATTTGTTGTTTGATTTCAACTAAGTCTCTCTTTAGAAGACCTGCATCTGCAATGTCAGTTAGAGTATTTTCAACTGAAGCAGCTGCATCGAGGGCCGCAAAGATGTTTGCATCTTCTTGAGCCATGATTTCTTGACGAGCCTTCTGAACAGCTCTGTCGATTACGTTGAATCTGCGTCTTTTAACTTCGGCGATTCTCACGGTTGGATTTGCGTAAACTTCGAACTCGGGAACAACTACTCTGTCACCGAATACTCTGGACTCTGGCCCAGTACCGTTTGAAGAGATTACAACTGCGGCAACATCGATATCACGATCGTAAGTTGGCATTGCACCTTGTGGAAGAGGATCAACTACGAGGGCTCTTCTTGCTATCCCGTGATAGTCTAAATTCCTGCGAATAGGATTTGCCATTGCTTGAGCAAGAGCAATTTTGCCATCTTGGGTCATTATAGCGCGCGTTATTAATTCATCACGCTTATCATCTGATAAGCTTGGTTGGCCTGCAAGGCCTTGATTGGATGGAACATTCTCTTCTAAAATACTTGCATATTTAACGAGTTGCGCTAATGCCTCTTTGAGAGAACCTGCGTTAACTTGTCCTTGGTTACTAAACATATTCATTGATATCTCCGTATTTATAAGAATTATTTGCCGGCTTACGCCAGCTTAAAATATCAGGAATGATATTTAATAATATGATAGATTATTACCAGATTAAAATAATTATTTTTACATTGGGCTTGACTAATAAATAATAATGATTATTATATTAATTATGCGAGCTATAAATCCAGTCATTTATTTAATAATGAACCATGTTAATGGTAAATGTTATATTGGCAAAACAATCGATCCTATCCAAAGATGGAGAGATCATCAACCACCAAAAACAAAAAATTACCCTATTCAATATGCTATACTAAAACATAAAGTTGAAAACTTTACTTTTGATATAATAGAAAGATTTTCTCTTGAATCAGAATTAGAAGAAGCTGAAATTTGGTGGATCGCATATTTGAGAAGTCTGGGCGCACAACTTTACAACATCACTGATGGTGGCGATGGTATTAGTGGATATCATCATACTGCAGAAACTAAACAACTACTTTCCAAAAATAGAAAAGACCTTATTGCCACTGGATGGATTCCAATCAAACATACCGAAGAGTTCAAGCAACAACTAAGTCAAAATATGATTGGACATACTTATAATACTGATAGAGTCCATCCCCCAGATTGCCTTCATTGTTCTGAGTTAGTTAAACGCAATAAAACTAACAATCCATCTCGAAGCGGCGACCCTGATGTCAAAAAGAAAATGAGTAAGAAAAAAATTGGGTCATTAAATAACCAAGCAATAATGACTGAAGAAAAAGTAGTTGAACTACGCCAATTATCAAAACAAGGAATGTCTAACAAAGAGTTAAGCATTAAATTTGGAATAGCCGTTACCACTGTTAGTGGCATTAAAAATAGAAAAAGTTGGAAGCATGTTGATTAATGACGCGCGCTATAATGCCACAAAAACAAACTCGCCTTACCCGAATTTCAATCTTGGATAAAATGAAAAAAGCCAATCATTTCTGATTGGCTTTTAACTACGTTACATAAAAAACTTATTCAGTTAATTAATAGGCGGGCGGAGAAAAATAAATTGTCGCGAATTGGAAACTTCTTGGTCCAACTGAGGAAACTGAACCGCTTGGACTATTTAGTGCTGCCACTAAATAGTTAGGGGTCGTAACCAAAGATTGGTTAGTATTGAACTCAACCAAATGACCAACTGTTGGACTGCCTAAATTATAACCAGCATTAAATGCTACAACAAGGTTTGTGTTACCAGTAACGTTTGGAGTCAAAAGACCTCCAGTGCCAACACCAGTTGAACCAGTAAAGCTTAATGGGGTTCCAACAGTCAAGTTAACATTTGATGGTTGTAATCCAGTAACAGCATTAGTATCAGTAGCATCAAGCGAAACTGCGTAAAGACCTGGCTTATCCCAGCAAGTTGTCTTGCCAGAGCCGGTTGAAGTGTGTGGTCCTAGAACTGCACCAGTGAAGGTTGTTGGGCCGTTAACTTGCTGACCAACAGTTCCACCAACTACAGATCCGAAAAGGGTTCCGTATCCAGTGATACCATCATCAGAAAGCATCAAAGGGCGTTGTGATCCCACAACTGAATTACCAAGAGTAGAAAGCGATCCCCAAAGTCTAGAAACTGCTGGACGTTTGAAAACACTTCCTTGATTGACATAACCATCGAATACGTCATAAGCGCCTTGATCAAGACCACCGGTTGTTACACCTGGTTGACCAGAGGTAGTTACTTGAGCGAAAGAAACGACTTCTCCGCCTTTGAGAGTGAGAACATCGATATCGAGACCGTCGAACTGACCAAGGGGCATGATACCTGGTTGTAATAATTTAAGAGACATGTTATATTCCTTTATATCCGCGTGCGTTTTATGTTGACAACACGCAACTTACACCTTATACTTACAGAGATATATATGTTTATTACCAGAAAATAAAAAATAATCATGAAGCCTGTAAATAATTTATTAAATCAAATTTTTGGTCGATTGACCGTGTTATCTCGTGCCATTAATCCTGGTACTCGTAAAAATGACACTGCGGCTTATTGGAATTGTCAGTGTAGTTGCGGAACATTATGTGTAATTAGAGGCTATTCATTAACAACTAATAAAACAAAGTCTTGCGGTTGTCTAAAACTAGAAGCACCGCATTTACCACTTCTTCCACAAGCCCAACCAAAATACGATAGTCATGAAGCATCAGCACGTCAGGCTTGGCGTAACAATAATAGATATACAGATTTATCATTTGAAGATTTTTATCGATTATCTCAATTAAATTGTTTTTATTGTAACAATGAACCAAGTCTTATTAAGATTAAAAAACGAAAAAATCCAGAACCATTTATTCGCAACACATTAGATCGAATTGATTCTTTATTAGGGCATACAATAGATAATGTTGTGCCAGCTTGCTTAATGTGTAATGTGGCTAAATTAGATCGTAGTCTGCAAGATTTTTATATCTACATAAATAATCTAATCAATAATTTAGACCGCTTGTCACCATCAGAATATCGATATCAATCTTCTATCAATGAATTAGTTTCTTTATCATCTTTATATTCATATAAGCAATCTGCCGTCAAAGCATTATATACCGATTATCATGATGGAGAATTAAATCTTACACAATTTTACGAATTGATTATGTCTAATTGCTATTATTGCGGA